ATTCCGTCTTCTTGCTGTTATGGAATACCCCGGCAACGATCAGACCGGAGATGTAATCGATCGCCATAAAAATGATCAGCGTCATCAATGCCTGATCCCAGCCTCCAAAAAAATAAGCAATCGTCCCACCGATTGCTCCTGTAATAGTACAAACCATTTCTTTTTTCATCCTCGTTAGTCTTTCCTTTCTTGGTCAGATGTGTTAATATGTATCTAATCAAGAAACATTCTAAGAAGTCTTGTGGGCATTGGTATCGCTCAACACAGGGCTTCTTTTTCGTTTACGGTTTCAAAAATTGCAATAAAAATGGACCTCTACGGTCCTGCTCTGATCTCAATATATTTCGTCAAATATTTTCTGCTCCTTCAAATTCTGGATTTCTTTCTGTAATGCCATTTTGATTCTTCTTTTTCTAGTCCCCTGTGATTGCAAATACCGGCCGGATGCCGTAGGTGCTGGTTGCCGGATCCAGTAATTCCCACCGGCATACCGTTTCCTACCATATAACAAAAAATGGTCTGACTCCGTGCTGCAGACTTCCAGTGTCACTGCTCGAATAACCATCAGAGCTAATCAGTGCATAGTTTGTAGCCGACCGCTTGTCCCGTAACCAGTAGTCTTCGTTCGAACACATCAGATAGTGGCTGTAACGGAATCCAGCAAGCTGTCCTTTCATTATCCCCGTCTGAAATCCTACCCATTGTCCCCATGAACTATGTCCCATTACCATTACTTCTGTGAGCAGGTCTGCTCCGACATTCACCCAGTCCCAGCCTGTCGATTCGCCATTAACTGTTTTGGTGATGACCCTGTCCATCATGGCAACGTTATCATTTCCGAATATGCCCTTCAGTGTCTGGGTCACCTCCGGCAGCTTGTTCACGTACATGTGCGTTTCTTTCGGTTGGGTTGCCTCCGGATAGTTATCAATGGCACTGCTGCTCATTACCTTGTCTGGAACCAGGATGGCATGGTGTCTTTCGATTCTCCCACCAGATGCACTTGAACAGCACTCCAGAAAATAATCAAAATCCATGAAACGATAAATATTATCTTCTGTTTCAATGTAGTCGCACACATATAAATCATTGAAACTGCCGTCCCTAATGCTCGCAAGCATCTTACTTGTCAATGTGTTGCCAAGTTTTTTCCCTCTGCATATTGCATTATGTGCAGCTGCTCCTGGCTGCAAGAAAATATCCGCTAATGTAGACATGGACACCTTTTCCCCATTGACAGTTGCCGCAACATCACCTGCATATTCTGCATTTCCCTTCCAATCGAGTGTGTGAATGTTTTTTCTTGCAGTTATACCTGTTCCATTGCCCACGATATGGGCATACTTATTATTTATATCTTCAACGTTGTACTTTCCTTGCACATGCTGATTATTTCCTCTTGCTATTGTGCTATCTCCTTCGGCATGAGAGTATGCTCCCATTGCCCTTGTATCACCTCCTTCTGCATGAGAACCCAATCCACCTGCTGTTGTTCTGTTTCCTTGTGCATGAGAAATGCGACCTGATGCTGTTGTATCTTCTCCTTCGGCATGAGATTTATCTCCACTTGCTATTGATGTAATGCCCTCAGCGTGTGAACAGTAACCTAATGCTCTTGTGCTACTTCCTTCAGCATGTGAACTTTTTCCCCTTGCTAATGTACTCATTCCTTCGGCATGAGAAGCGTATCCTTCTGCTTCTGTATTATTTCCCTCTGCATGACAAGCTGAACTATTTGTTCTAGAATTAAGTCCCTCTACATGTGAAAATTCACCTGATGCTGTCGTATTTTTTCCTTCTGCATGAGATGACTGTCCACTTGCTTCAACGTTCACACCAAGAGCCACACTTTGTTTTCCTATTTTCGTATCCGCTTTTCTTCCCCAACTGATCTCTGTATCTGCTGTCAGGAAATGGCTGTCGTTCTCCAGCTCGCTCGTTTTGGTCGGGACTTTGGTATTTTTTATGCTTTCAGCAGCTTCTACCGCTTCGTTTTTTGCCTGTTCTGCGGCCTCTGCACTCCCCTGTGCTGTTCTCGCTGATCCCTCAGCTAAATCTCTGGCACTCTCCGCCCTGTCTGCCGATTCACTGACCGTCGCAATTGCCTGGCGAAACAGTTCCCCTTCTTCCGGTGTGGCATGGGCTTCCGGTTTTGGTCTTGCCCGGACGTTCATGGCAATCTTATGCTCTGTCTTTCCGGAAGCAGCATTTTCCACATATATGAACGCATAGATCACATAATCATGTGACGCTCCGTTTCCCTCCAGCAGTGTATCTGGGATAGGTACCTCAGTAACTCCCTCTTTCGTCACTCCGATCCTGGTGACTGTTTCGCCGATCCGCTCTGTTGTCGAAAACTGAACCTCGACCGCCGCCGGGAGCTTCACGCCCTGGATCCGCAGTGTCTGTCCATAATCCCACTGCCACAGGTCGCTGACTGCTTGGCAGTAATGCTGCCCTGCATCTATGATTGCTGTTATCATGTATTTCTCACCTGCTTTCTGTAATTGATTGTTACGAAAATGTCAGTTTCAACGCCGCACGCACACCACACGGTGCATTATTGACTGCGTTTGTCGTGTTCGGCATGGTGGCAGCAACAGAAACCATGTTTCGGTTAATAACGCCCCTGTAAGAGGACGCCGCTACCAGCGTGGATGCATTCCCGCCATAGACATAATTTCCGTTCTGCCTGATCTGCAGTCCAGTTGCTGATTCTATCTTGACAGAACTGCAACCGACAATCGGTGTCGATACCGGGATACAGAACTGCACCTCCTGTCCCATGGATGTCACATAGCCTGCTGTGAAACATTCAACGCTTATGCTGTCACCCTTGGTCAGGATATTCATGTTTCCGACCACGTACCAGTATGATCCGCTGTAGACCAGTTCCAGGACTGTGTACTGCTCGATCAGTTCTGCCGGGATATTGCTGTTTTTGTAGTAGATCGGCTTCGCTCCGGTGGCATTGACGTTCAGTGTTGGATTTGTGGCCGTGTTGGCGTAATTGAATCGTACTGTGATCCGTGCACCAGCTATTAGCTTGAATCCTGTTATTGTCACCGCCTTTGCAGTCGTTGCTCCCGATGTATCGCACACTGCATAGTGGGATACGGTTTCTGTCCCACTAAAATCCACGCCGTCAATTGACTGTATTGTCCTCATTCTATCGTACATTGAAGCTGGCATCAGGCCGGCATTACCAGTATTAGCTTCCGGAATTATCACAGCACTGCTTCCGCCATTCCACGCCACTTTCATGAGTCTTGCTGCTGTAACATACTCCAACCATATTGGTGACCATGTTCCCGAGGAGTGCAGGAACCTTCCTGCATCATCTGCCTCTGGTGCGGGTACAAGTCCTTCTTTTCCGTTTTCTTCACCGTCTGTTCCCTGCATTGTCTGGATTCCTGCCAGCTTATTTTTTTCTTCTTTCGTGTAATTGCATTCCGAAAGCCCTTTTCCTTTTTCGGCAGTCACTTTATTTCCCAGTTCTTTTTCATTTGCATCTGCTGCTTTTTTCGCCTCTTCTGCTGCTATGATTGCACTCTGTGCACTTCCTGTTGCTTCTCTTGCGGCTGCCTGTGCATTTCGTGCCGCTGTAGTCGCACTTGCAGCGGCAGATGCGGCATCGTCTGCTTTCTGACTGGCATCTGTTACTGCCTGATCAATGATCTCCATATTGTCCGTGTAATCGCTCACCGAAATAAAATCCTCTTCTTCCGGCTTTTTTAAGTTCAATTTTTCTGTATATTTCACACTATCACCTTCTCTCTCAGCTCTCCGTATGTATACTTTGTAATGTCTGCATATCGTTTTCCTGTTAAAATTTTGTACTGGTTCCACAGGACATCTATGCTGAACGTCATATTCAACGGCAGGAT